ACCTTCAGGAGTCTTGGTTGCATAATTCTCCATGAGGGCTGGCATTCGTATGCTAATTTCATATTGGGACACATCCTTGACCAAACCAATCAATTCCTCTCCCGTCAACAACCTCACAACTCTAAGTGTGCCCGAGATAGGATTCTCAGGAAGTGAATCGGACATAAACATGTCCTCCCTTCCTTACTATTTATTTTTTCCAAGGTCTGTGAACGACATTGAATGAACGGTGTAATCAAACTTTTCTTTCTTGTAAATCTTCACACGTTCTTCAAAATGTCTAAAGATATGATTCTTGTGTGACTTCCAGCAAAGATCGTCAACAATGTCATATACTTTGAGTGTCTTTTTCTTTTCTGACACTCTTAGACCACGGCCAATGCTTTGGAGTAATCTTATAATCGATTTAGTAGGTGAAGCAAAAATAATATTGTCAAGATTGACAATGTTGATGCCAGTGCTAGTCGTGCCAAAACTGGCCACCAGAATGGCATTTGATTCTCTGTCGATGACTTTACGGATGTATTCTCTTGACTCTGCTTCTGTTTTTCCGTGTATGAGATATATTTTGCGATCCGTTCCCGCTGCTTCCAAGAGAGCTGCGAGTGGTTTCCCGTGGTCTTCGACGTAATTAAAGAGGACAAGGGTATTCCCCTTGGTGCGGAGGGCGAGTTCTTTGATGAATTCGTTTCTCTTTTCATTCGTTACGATCCATTTCAATTCATCAATGTATTTCTGTTTCTTGATGAATTGTTTTTCTTCATCAGTATATTTAAGAATTATGCAATCTATGCCGAGTTTTGCAAGCAAACCCTTGTTCATCAAACCCTTTGTTTGAATGAATTGGATTGCTGGTCCAAGAATACCTTCGATGCTAAGTCTGTGTGCTTGAGCCTGATCAAGTGTTCCCGTGGTTCCAATGCGAAACCAAGCCTTTGAAAGTTTTTGACCGATGAAGTTGATTGATTCTGCTTTGGCTTGATGACACTCATCGAAGAATACAGCATCGAATTGATCGAACCAAGACTTAGGTAGTTTGTATATAGATTGCCAAGTCGAAACTACAATCTGCTTATTGAGTTCCTTTTCTGCCCCAGCCATAATTTTTTGAATATATTTCTTGCAGGACCAAGATTTATCGTTCTTTGAGTAATCAAAGAAGTCTGATTCCATTTGATTCACCAGACCAACCGTGGGAACCAATATGAGTATTTTCCGATCTGATTTTAATACGGATTGAAGAAACCGGACCAAGACGTATATGATCAAACTTTTGCCCGAACCAGTAGGCGAAATCAACACGCATCTGTGTTGATTCAAAGCATGCAGTATGGCCTGCTGTTGATGAGAATGCATTTTCACTGCTTGTTTCTTTACTGAAACCTGCAATGAATCGTAGAACTGTAAAAGTTTGTCCTCCGTGATGCATAGAGGATTCTTTGTCTCTTTTATATTTAGTTGATACTGCCGTTCTTTACAAAACTTTTCTAGATAAGTTTTTAAACCGCGTGGAAGTGTGGATGAAAGAATATCATAAAGACGAATTTTTCCATCCCATATTCTTTTTTTGAATAAAGGCATATATTGAGCACCTGGGACCATGAATGAAAAATAGTCCCTTAACTCTTGTTTTATGCCTTTGTCGGTCTTTACATAATACCGAACTTCATCAATAGAATCAACTTCAATATCCACATAATATTTAGACTATGCCGTTCATCATTTTGTTCCACTCAATAGCAGATTTGATTGCAAAGTTTCTATTATTAAGTGCTTTCAAAAATTCTTCAACCATCTTAATTTTGATCTCTGTGACAGAAATTTTTGACTTAAGTTCAATAAGTTTTGGATCTGCATCCATGAACTTATCAACATCTGTCTTTAGAATATCAAGTTCAAACGGATCTTCTTTCCAATCTGCAAGTTCTTCTTCAGAAGCCTTGCCAGTATAAATTTTCCATTTACGCAAACGCAAAATAGCAAAGTCATGCTGGTACTTTGTCAAAAGTAATTTAAGATCCGTAAGTTGATTAAGATACTTTGAGTGTATTTGAGGTATCTTAAGAGACTCTATACCTAATTCTGTAGAGTCTATTTGAGAGTCTTTAGTTATAGAGTTCTTTAGTTCTTCTAGATTCATCTTTAGTATTCTTCTTTAAAGTTCTTTTTAAGAGAACTATAGAGTATCTTTAGATAAAGTCAAATAAATATATTTGACATTTCTTTAGTATGTTTTATATTATTGTGAGTACTTATGATCCCAAAAATTATTCATCAAATTTGGTTAGGCGACCAATCAAAACGACCAACAAAGTTTATACAAACTTGGATTGACAAAAACCCATCTTGGGAACATAAGTTATGGACTGATGATAACTTACCCGAGATGAGATGCAAGAAACAATTTGAACTGTGTCCATCATTGGCAGGAAAAGCTGATATTTTGAGGTATCAAGTTTTATACGACCATGGTGGATTTTTTATTGATGCAGATGCAGAATGCGTAAATCCTTTGGATGATTTTTTTCTTGATAATGATTCTTTCTGCTGCTGGGAAAACGAAGAATGTCGAAAAGGATTGATGTCAAACGGTTATCTTGCTTGCATAAAAAATTGTAAATTGATGAAACTTATTATGGATAGAATATCTTCATATGAAAATATGAATTATCATCCATTGGAAACTTGGTCCATTACAGGACCACTTGTTCTTACAAATACGGTTTATCTGAACACTTATCCTATTACAGTCTATCCTAGTTGGTATTTTATACCAAGACATTATTCTGGTATTGAGTACACAGGATCTGACAAGATTTACGCAAAACAATATTGGGGAACTACACCAAACAGTGGTTTTGATTATTAATGGAAACGGTATCAATAATTTTAAATTCTTATCGACGCACAAGATGGTTTCCAGAACAACTGGAAGCAATCAAAAAACAAACACACCCAATCCAAGAAATATTTGTTTGGCAAAACAAATCTGATGCCGAACCCATAGCAGAACACTTAAAAAATGAAGTCATTTTTATTGATTGCAATCAAAATTTAGGTGTATGGGCTAGATTTAGTTTGGCTTTAAATTGCAGGTCTGACTACATTTGTATATTTGATGATGATACCATACCAGGATCTAAATGGATACAAAATTGTATTGATACATACAAGACAAATCCAGGATTGTTGGGAACTGTTGGTGTTATTTTTGGAGACAAATATTATAGTTGGAAAAAGGTTGAGCGTCTGGGTTGGTGTAAACCAAACGAGAAAACTGAAAAGGTTGACATTGTTGGTCATTGTTGGTTTTTCCATAGAGATGTTCTTCCAATTTTTTGGAGAGAAATGCCACCAAAGGGATATATTCCAATTGTAGGTGAAGACATTCACTTTGCAAAAATGATTCAAAAATATACTGATGGTGGTGTTTATGTTCCACCGCATCCAAAAAATGACATTGAAATGTGGGGGAGCATCAAGGGAGAAAATTACGGACACAGCAATGAAGCAATTTCCATGAATCTTTACAATGTAAATGGAACACAAATGTCTGCTGGACAGATGATGGGAATGGAGTTATGTCGTGCAGTAGATGAAGGCTTCAAGCTCATCAAAGAACCATGATTTCAATTTTTTACGGGACTCGTCCTGAATATATTAAGTTGTACAAACTGTACCAAAGCATCAAAAATATGAATTGGTCTGTAGAGTTGGTTCAAATACAACAACACACGGACTTGATTCAGGGTTGCTATTACGACAGAATTTTTTGTCTTAATAAAAAAACATCAAATAGATTGAATGATGTTGTGGTAAATTGTTTGAGTGATGGTGTTGTGACCGAAAAAACAAAGTATGTCATTGTCCAAGGAGATACAGCTACAACATTTGGAATTGCATTAAACGCTTTTAACAATAAAATTCCTCTAATCCACATAGAAGCTGGTCTTAGGACATACGACAAAGAAAATCCTTTTCCGGAAGAAAGTTATCGTAAAGCCATATCCGGAATGGCAGATGTACATTTTTGTGTCAGTGAATTGAACGCACAGTCATTAAAAAATGAAGGTATTTACAATTCAATTTTTGTTGTCGGTAATACAGTATTGGATAATTTAGACAATAAAAATGTACATTATGGAAATATCGTACCTATAACTCTACACAGAAGAGAAAACAAAGACAAGATAGAATCATTTCTATCTACAATAGATGTTCTTGCAAAGTCGTTGCATAACTTAAAATTTATTTACATAATGCATCCATCTGTTTCTTTGAGTAAAAAGTATGATCATGTCACTTTGATTCCACCACAAAAATACGAAGACATGGTTAATCTTTTGAAAGAAGCGAAATATGTTATAACTGATAGCGGTGGAATTCAAGAGGAAGCTTCTTTTTTCAAGAAAAAAACTATTGTTTGCAGAAAAACAACCGAAAGAACTGAAGGACTTGGAGTGTTTTCTTTTAAATATGAAAATTTAGATAATCTATCTAAACTGATTTGTCAATTCAGTTCTGATTTTAAAGTAGATGCTGATTGTCCCTATGGTGATGGGTTTGCAATAAAAAAGATACTTACACATATGAAAGATCTATATGGTGAAAAACTTTATTGAAGATTTTTATAAATTTAAAACAAAGATTCTCAACAAAGAAAACTTTGCTTATACAAGATATGCTGATGGTGAGGTAAAGTTAATGAATGGTATTGGTGTGGGATTTAACACACAAGCATACCAAGCAGATAAGTGGTCTTGTGATAATAAAATGTATAGATTGGGAAAAGATTTGTTACTTACATTAAACCACGAAGAATCAAATTATTATTATGCCATTTCTAGTCCAAATCAATCTTTGTTTGATTTTGAATTTTTAATGTCTCATATCAAACAACCATCTAAAAATATTACTTTTTCTGATCTTTGGATAAATGGAAATTATTCTAAATTCAAAGAATTTATGTTTGAATTGAAGGAACCAATAGTGTTGATAGCGTCTCATGACGGAGAACACAGACTTAAAGATCCTTTATTGGTTCAAAAATACTATGCCATTTCAGACGATTGTGTTAATCACTATGAAGTTAACCATGAAAAAATAAAACAGGATATGAAACAAATGGCCACACAGTACTACAACACTTTGTTTTTTATAAGTGCTGGGCCACTTTCCGAAATTTTAATTCATGAGTTGTATACAAACAATCCAAACAACAGATACATAGATGTAGGAAGTGCAATTGATGAGATTGTACACGGTAAGAAAACAAGACCATATATGGTCGAAAACAGCATTTATAGTAAGGAGATTGTGTCGTGGACAATATAACACTTTTTACATACACACATTCTAACTGCAAAGATCTTTGGCCAATTTATTTTGATTTGTTGGATAAACATGCCCCAACATTCAAGAGTCTAGTAGCGTCAGACATAACAACGGATGAATATCCAAAACATAAATTTGTTCGTTATGATGACAACAATTATTGCCAAGAGATCGCAGATATTGTTGAAAAACATGTTGACACAGAATATCTGATTTACATGCAGGAAGATTTTTTTCTTTATGATGATGTAAATTTGAATGAACTTGAATATGTAAAAAGTTTTTTGGATGAAACTATCGTATCATGTGCTCGTCTGATAAAATGCGGTCATGTCACAGATTTGGCAATGAAGGACAAAATATACTGGGTTCAAATACCAGACATGAAGCATGATTCAGTGACGACGGTATCTTTTCAGCCTACTTTGTGGAAAACAAAGGACTATGTAAATTTATATCGCAACACTCCATATACCAAATTTCAAGAGGGAGTTGAATTTACAAAAACCATGAATAGGTTAAATTACTATGCAACTTATTATTACAACAATGAACCTAAAAGAGGAATGATGCACTGGGACTCTTCTATCTTTCCCTATATTGCTACTGCAATAGTAAAGGGAAAGTGGAATATTGGTGAATACGAGAAAGAACTAAAACCAATTTTAGATGAATGGAACATCGATGTTAATGTACGAGGTGTTTGTTAAATGATACCAAAAATTATACATCTTGTGTGGTTTGGAGGAGTTAGACCAAAATTTTTTGATTATTGTGTAGAAACTATAAAAAATGTTAATAATGACTATGAAATAAAAGAATGGAATGACAACAATATAGATTTTCCTCTAATAAATAAAAAATTGTTTGATGAAACTGAAAATTATGGTTCTAAATCTGATATTTTTAGAATAGAAGTTTTAAACCGTTATGGTGGAATCTATATGGATTATGATTTTATTCAACTTAAAAAATATGATGATTTGTTGAATTATAATTTTTTTGCTAGTGGTGGAAATTATCCAGAAGTATGGAATGGGCTAATAGGATCCATACCAAATCATCCCATTTGTATTGATTACATAGAAGGCTTAAAAAATAGTAGTCCAGTTTTAAATTCTTTCAATCCAATTCAAAGTACAATGGAAAAAACTGGACCATATTATTTTACAAAAATTTTTAATAAACACTCCCATTTAGATAAAGTTGTTTATTTGGACAAACGTTTGTTTTATATGTTTGATCCAGACCACAGGCATGGAATATCAGAATTAAATGAACAAACAATTAATTTTATAAAATCTTTTGCTGTTCCAGAAAGCATCAATGTTCATTTTCACGCTTGTTCTTGGCAAAAGACATTAATATGAATTATATTCAAGGTGAAAAATTTATATCATTAGCAAATAATAAATCCATTTATTATTTTGACACTAATGAAGTTGATTGTTTTTTTGAAAATTATACAGGCTCAAGCAAGTTTATACTAATTTCTCATAATGGAGACGGTGCTGTTGCTTCAGAAAAAATTCGTTATGATGGGGCCTCTTTAAACAAAGCCCCAAAAACTTTAGTTAAATGGTTTGCTCAAAATGTTCATGTAAATGATGCAAGAATTGAATCTTTGCCAATTGGTCTTGAAAATTCAAAATGGTTTCCAGAAATTAAAAAAATAGAAAAAATAAAATCAATAATACATACACAAAAACAAAATTTAAATCTTGTTTACGCAAATTTTAATATTGAAACAAACTTAGAACAAAGAAGTCAAGCATACAAAGTCTGCCAAACTTTATCTTACGCAACATCTATTTTTGGAAAAAATGGATTTGGGTTTGATGAATATTTATATAACATATACAATCATGATTTTGTAGTGTGTCCACCTGGAAACGGAGAAGATACGCACAGGTTATGGGAAACTTTATATGTTGGATCAATTCCAATTGTTAAAAAATCAATAAACACATTATTCTATTCAGATTTACCTATTTGTTATGTAGACAACTGGGAACAACTTGCCGATTATAATTTTTTAATAGAACAAAAAAATATATTAAAATCAAAAACCAATTTAGAGATGCTTGATTTTGATTATTGGAAAAATAAGATAGTGCAGACAGCAGCAGCATTATGAAATACTGTTTAACCACATTTTGTAATAAAAATTTTTTATCAAGAACAGAGCAAACTATTGCTGAATTGAGAACTAAAGGCCAATACAGTGATAAAATCATATTAATGGTTGGCGACGATTTAAAACATTACACTTTAAATGATTCAAATGTTATTGTAAAATATTTTCCTACAATAGATCGTTCATCAGTTTTACAACGATTAAATGGTATTTCTACATCAGACGGAAGAGATTTCAATAAACCATTTCAATGGCATAAAATATACACTTTTCATCCATTTTTTAAAGAATGGGATTCTTGTATGTTAATTGATGGGGGTATGCGAATATACAATCCTATTTGGCCAATGATACATTTAGATTGTTCTAAACGGTTTTTAGCTCATTGTGATGGTTATCCCACTTATGAGTGGAAGTTATCATGTCAATTTGAATCCAATCGTTTTGCAGACTTATATAACGATTTAAGCACAAACTACAATTTAGATATTGATTATTTTCAGACAGGAATGTATTATTTTGATACTTCAATATTTGAAGATAACATGATTGAACGTTTATTAGATTTAGGAAATACGTATATAAATACAAGAACAAACGAACAAGCGATAATGAATTTAATCATCAATTGTGAAAAAAAATTGTGGTCACAAATTCAATTAAAAGATGACAACATTCATTATTATGATTGTATGGAAAGAAATGGATTGCACTGCAGTAATTACATAATGCTAAAAATGCCTCAAACAACATAAAAAATTAATATGCAAAAAGAATTACTTATAAATTTAGTCGAAACCGCCATAAATAAAAAAACTTCTAATCTAGATGAACGTGTTTTTTCTATTGAAGGATTTTCTGGAAAAAAATTTAAATATTTTTTAAACAATCTTTTGTGTGAAGCAAATGGATTGTCTTATCTAGAAATAGGTGTATGGAAGGGATCTACAACAATAGCTGGATTGTATAATAATACTGAAAAATTAAAATATTATCTTATAGATAATTTTTCTGAATTTGGTGGCCCCAAACACGAATTTGAAAATAATTTTAAAACATTCTTACATAAAGAATCAAACATTATTGATAAAGATTGTTTTAAAATTGATACAAAAAATTATAACATAAAAGATATAGACATTTATTTTTATGATGGCCCACACGAAGAAAATCAACATTATGATGCTTTAACTTATTACTACGACTCAATGAATAGCAATTTTGTTTATATTGTAGATGACTGGAATTGGGAAAAAGTAAGACTTGGAACTTACAGGGCTATTGAAGATTTAAAGTTAAAAACTAATAAATTAATTGAATATAATACCACTTTTCAAGATTCGGAAACTTGGTGGAATGGCTGTTCTATTTTTGTTTTTGAAAAATAAACAATATGGTATTAACACTTAAACAAATTCCAATTTACGTAGTTCATTACAAAAAAGCAACTCATAGGAAAGAATATCTTACTAATTGGTCTAATAAAAATAATCTACAATTACACTGGGTAGAAGATCCTCAAAGAGAAGATCTCACTGAAGAATTAATAAACACGTATTATAGTGAAAATTTAATTCAACCTGAGTGGTCAAAGTATCCTACTTTAAATAGAAGACTTTCTTTGGGAGAAATTGCTTGTGGGATTTCTCATTTAAAAGTTTATCAAGATTGTTTAGAAAAAAATTACGATCATATAATAATTTTAGAAGATGATTGTCAATTTCCAAATAATTTTATTGAATTGTTTGACACACTATTCAAAAATTGTCCAGACGATTATGATATAATTTCTTTGGGAAGTTGTCTTAATTTACGTCACGAACATGCTAATGATAAACAACAATTTTTAAAAAAAATACCACCTGTAGGAAGATGTGGTTACTCTCAAGTTCTTTCTAAATCGGCATGCAAAAAAATAATTGAACGATCAATTCCATTTAATTATCCAATTGATTGGCAAGTCTATGTACTCTCATCCGATCACAAGACAGATCCTTTAAATATGTATTGGATAGAGCCTCCTCTAACTATTGATGGCGGTACAACTTCCTCAACAATGTGAAAGTAATATATGACAAAATATAATATTGATAATTTAATTGACGAAACTTTACATGGATCTATAGATTCTAGCCAACATTTGATAACTTTATACGCTCTTTGTTTGAGTTTAAGAGCTAAAAATATTTTAGAATTAGGTGTTCGGGAGGGACATTCCACCAGAGCATTAGTCGCAGCAGCAAAACATTTAAATACTAAAGTTGATTGTGTTGATATTAAAAAACAAAATCATAGTTTATTGGTGGGTTATGAAAATGAATTTAATTTTATAGAATCAGATGCTCTATTATTTTTAAAAAATTGTAATACGATATATGATTTTGTTTTTGTGGATGACTGGCATGAAGAACAGCATGTTTATCAAGAATTGTCATATTTAAAAAATTTAGTTAATATTAATGGTTTAATTGTATTGCACGATTTGATGCATTCCTATAGCCACCCTCATTATAACAAAACTGTTTATCCGGCTGGACATGAATTTGGTGGAATGGGTCCATATGGAGCAGTTACTAAATTTGTAGAAGAAAATAAAAATTATGAATATGTTACTATTCCAGTAAATCATGGATTAACTATTTTAAGAAAAATATCATGAAACATTTAATTTTAGGGTCATCCGGACAGATAGGGTCACATCTCGTTCCTTATCTTCAAGAAAAAAATATTGAATCTATTGAATTTGATCTAATACGAACAAAATATGAAGATTTAAGAATAAACAATAATACTTTATTAGAAAAATACATTGATGAGTGTGATTTTGTATATTTTTTAGCGTTTGATGTTGGTGGTTCAAGATACTTGCAAACCTATCAAAACACATATACATTTATAGAAAATAATGTTAAATTAATGGATCAAACGTTTGGTTTATTACACAAATATAATAAACCTTTTATTTTTACATCGTCTCAAATGTCCAATATGGATTATTCTCCCTATGGAACACTAAAAAGATTGGGAGAATATTATACTAACACTTTAAATGGATTGATTGTAAAATTTTGGAATGTTTATGGTATTGAGCATGATGAAAACAAATCACATGTTATAACAGATTTTATTAAAAAGGCCCTCACACATAGAAAAATAAACATGCTAACTGATGGGTCTGAAGAAAGACAATTTTTGTATGCTGATGATTGTTCAGAATGTCTATTCACTTTATCTCAAAAAATGAAAGAATTGGATAAATCAAAAGAATACCACATAACAAATTTTAAATGGTCAAAAATTATTGATGTTGCAAAATTTATACAAAAAAATATAGAATGTGAAATTATACCAGCACAGACAAAAGATTCAGTGCAACTTAATAAAAAAAATGAACCAAATGAACACATATTAAATTATTGGAAACCAAAAACAACTTTGGAAGCTGGTATAAATAAAATGTGTTTATATTATAAAAAATTACATAAGGATTAAAATGAAAAAAGCTCTTGTTCTCGGTGCAGGTGGTTTTATTGGCGGTCATCTAGTTACTCGTCTAAAGAATGAAGGTTATTGGGTTCGTGGTGTTGACATAAAAGAACATGAACATAAAAAAACAGATGCCGATGAATTTTTTCTGTTGGATCTTAGAGTTCAAGAAAATGTAGCAAAATCATTAGTACTTTCAGACAATTCTGAATTTGATGAGATATATCAATTAGCAGCAGATATGGGTGGTGCTGGTTATATTTTTACTGGAGACCACGATGCTGATGTTATGCACAATTCAGCATTGATTAATCTGCATGTTGCACAAGAGGCAATAAAATGTACTAAATTGCCTAAAGTTTTTTATTCATCTTCGGCTTGCATGTATCCAGAATACAATCAATTAGACCCAGATAATCCAAAGTGTTCTGAGGAATCCGCCTATCCAGCAGCCCCAGACAGTGAATATGGATGGGAAAAATTGTTTAGCGAGAGAGTTTATTTGGCTTATAATAGAAATTATGGTTTACCTGTAAGAATTGGAAGATTTCATAATATTTTTGGTCCTTATGGATCTTGGAACAATGGAAAAGAAAAAGCTCCAGCTGCAATATGCCGAAAAGTGGCATTTGCAAAAGATCAAATTGAAATATGGGGAGATGGCAAACAAACAAGATCATTTTTGTATATTGATGAATGTGTTGAGTGTGTAAGAAGATTTATGAACTCGGATTTTATTGGGCCAATGAATATTGGGTCTGAATATATGATTTCAATTAATGAATTGGCACAATTAGCCATGAAGATTGCAGATAAAAAACTAGTAATCAAAAATATAAAAGGACCACAGGGAGTGCGTGGAAGAAATTCTGATAATACACTCATGAAAATTAATTTAAATTGGGAGCCATCACAACCACTTTCAATAGGGTTGAAGAAAACATATGATTGGATTTTTAGTTTAAAATCTTGACAAAACACAGATTAGTTATATAATTTACATGTGAAAAAAGTCAAAAAGAAAAAAGCCAAACCATCTGATGCTGATTATGTGGACAATCAGCAGCTTTACGATGCCTTGGTGGAATACAAAAAGAAGTGCAAGGACGCAGACAATTCTGGAAGAAAAAAACCAAAGTTACCAGATTACATTGGTGAGTGTGTGCTGAAGATAGCAAGTCGATTGTCATACAGACCAAACTTTGCAAACTATCCATACAGAGACGAGATGGTATCCGATGCGGTGTTAAACTGCGTAACATACATCGATAATTTTGATCCTAAACTTTCAACCAGCCCATTTGGTTATCTAACCCAAATATGCTGGTTTTCTTTTGTTCGTATCATCAACAAGGAAAAGAAAGAAAAGTATGTTCAGTACAAGTTTGCAGAACAACAGAACAACAAAGACTTTCAAAACTGGTTCAATGAAACCTATGCAGGGATGGACATCGGCAGACGAGACTTCTTTGGTCTGACTGATTCTGACATGGAACGCTTTGACGAGATGTGTCAGCCCAAGAAGACAAAGAGAAAAAAGCGAAAGCCAAAGCCAGATCCATTTGATCTATGAAAGCAGTAATTCTTAACGACACTCACTTTGGGTTCAAGAATGATTCGTGCATAGTTCTTGATTACTTTCTTGAGTTCTTCACGGAACAGTTGTTTCCATACATGAAGGAACACAACATCAAGACTATCTTCCATCTAGGAGATCTTTTTGACAGGAGAAAATATGTCAATTTTAAGACGCTTCACAGAGTTCAAAAAGAGTTTTTTGACCCACTACTTGAGATGGGTATCAAAGTCCACATCATCTGTGGAAATCACGACACCTATTATCGTAACACCAATTCCATCAACTCTCTGCAGGAACTCGCTGGACATTATTCGAATTGGTCAGTGTATTCAGAGCCGACCAATGTACATCTTTCCTGCGGTTGTGTCGCGTTGCTCCCGTGGATAAACCCGGAGAATGAAGATCAATCAGCAAAGTTTCTTGCAGACAACACATGTTCGGTTTTGCTGGGCCATCTTGAACTTTTTGGCTTTCAGAGCATCCGTGGAGTATTCATAGAGCAAGGTTATGACCCCAAGCATTTCGATAAGTTTGAGTACGTTCTTACTGGGCATTATCACATTAAGTCTAGCCGTGACAATATTCATTATCTCGGAACGCAATACCAAATGGGCTTTTCTGACGTTTGGGAAGAAAAGGGGTTCCATGTCTTCGACTTTCAGGATCGTACTCTTACATTTGTTAAGAATACCAGAAAGTTATTCCATACGATTGATTATGACGAAGACAACAAAGAAAAACTAGATCATTCCCAGTTCAAGGATTGTTATGTAAAAATTTTTGTAAAAAACAAGACAAAGCCTGTACTATTTGAAAAATATCTAGACAAGTTCTATGACGCTGGTGTTGCAGAGTTGGTAGTTGCAGAAGAAATGTCTGCAAATCCGGAGTTGGTTGCGGTAGACATTCACAAAGATACTTTGCAACTTCTGCACGAAGAAATAGAAACAATTAACGAGAAGTCAATTCAAAAACCTTTGCTTGCCGAAATCATAAATGCAGCTTACAATAATGCATTGTCCAAGGAAGAAGAATGATAGAATTTGTATCAGTAAAGTTTAAAAACTTTGGGTCATTCGGAAACAATTATTCCGAGATCAAACTCAACAATAATAAGACAACCTTGGTCACGGGGACAAATGGAAACGGAAAGTCATTTGCTCTTCTGGATTCCTTGTGCTTCGGATTGTTCGGAAAGCCATTCCGCCCAATCAATATCCCTCAGTTGGTGAATTCGGTCAACAATCGCCATTGCATGGTGGAGATTGAATTCAAGCGATCAGGATCGACATACATCGTCAAGAGAGGTCTCAGCCCAAAGATATTTGAGATTTACAAAGATGGTGAGATGCTTGATCAGCATGCCAAGTCAAAAGATTACCAAGAACACTTTGAGGAACAGATTCTTGGATTTGACTACGCCGCATTCAAGCAAGTCGTAATTCTAGGCAAGTCAAACTTCATTCCATTCATGCAGTTGACACCCAACGAAAGAAGAAAGATCATTGAAGGTCTTTTGGATCTTGACATTTTGGCTGACATGAATGTGTATGTTCGGGGTGAACTCTCTAAACTCAAGACTGAGATATCAGAAGAAGAAAGTTTTGTAAAAATTGCTCATGAAAAAGTAAAGTCTTTAAATGAGCTAAAAACCCAAATTGACAATACAAAAATTTTAGAACTAAAAGAGCATCAGGATAAAATTGTTGAATTTAAGAAGTTTGCAAAAAACGAAGAATCTTTCATTACTAATACACTAGAAGATCTTTCAAAATTAGAAAAAGCAAAGAAAGAACTCAGTTCTAAAATCCATTCTATGGCAGGGGTTCCCACAATGCACTCCAAGGCATTAGAACTCCAAGAAACTCTTATAGAGCAAATAAACACTTTGGAAAGGGATCCAAAATGCACTTGCTGTGGCCAAACTTTGCCAGAAGAGGCCAGAGAGAAGCATTTGGAGGAAAAAAGACAAAAATTGGTAACTTGTAAAAAATCTTTACAAGTTGGGGATAAAAAATTAAAAGAACTTGAAACTTTAAACAATGAATTAGAAATTTTAAATAAAAAAATACTAGACACCACAGTTCTTTGTGCACAAGCGGATATCCGTAAAAATAACATTAATGCCGAAATAAATTCACTAACTCAAAAAGTTGCTAAAATAAAGAAAACAACAAGTGAATCTGAAATCAATACCAAGATCGAAGAAGCGATTGCAGAAAAGGACAAGCATGCAAAGGCTTTGGAAAATGCCATCAATAAACAGATTCATCACGATGTTGTTTACGACATTCTCAAGGATGGTGGACTTAAGAGTCGTATTATCAAACATTATGTTCCCATCATCAATGGACTCGTCAACAAGTTCCTCGGAAAACTTAATCTCTATGTTGACTTCAACATCGATGAGGAATTCAAGGAAACAATCAAATCACGATACCGAGATGCATTCTCATATTCCTCTTTCTCTGAGGGTGAAAAACAGCGTATCGATTTGGCCATTCTCTTGACTTGGCGAGAGATTGCAAAGATGAAGAACAGCCTAAATTGCAATCTGCTGATCTTTGACGAGATTCTTGATTCTTCCCTGGATTCAACTGGAACTGAATCGTTCTTAAAGTTATTGAACAAAATGAAAAGCAAATGTTCTATATTCATCATTAGTCACAAGGCAGATGCATTGACGGACAAATTTGACCAACAGATGCAATTTGAAAAGAAGAACAACTTCTCAAGAATCAAGGCTCAAGTATAAATATTACTGAATGTTCAAGGGAAACTTTCAATTAAAAAATTCTGCAGGAAAGCCCATTACATATGGTAATGGTGATGTAGTGATATATCAAGGAAAGATGTATCAATGTACAACTGAAACACAAAAAACACCTTTTCAAGCACCACTTAGTTGGAAATTTGCGGGTGTTACTGAAATGGTTCAATCTAGTGATCCACCGTTGAATCCAAAAGTTGGTCAAATGTGGGGATCTTCCGATGGAAAATTTTATGTTTGGTTTGAGGATCCAAATGGTTCTCAATGGATTGAAACTTGATTTGCAAAAAGTAGGAGTTATAATATCACCATGAATGAAGACAGTTTTGAGAAATTCACTAATCGCCGCAAGAACAAGAAGAACGGATTGAGCCGCAAGCAAGAGAAAAGGCAGAAGCGAGGCAATCGCCATGAAAGCAAGCAGCAAGTGAATGATATGATGTATCGTCGTGACGAAGAATAATCTACAAAAGGATCTATATGAGCACTGTGACAAAAATGCGTTTGAGCAAAGAAACATTTAACATTCTAAAAAACTTCTCCTCCATCAATTCAAACATTCTCATCAAACCTGGGAATGTGCTGAAGACTCGTTCGGCAGGAAGCAACATCTATGTCAAGGCCACCGTTCAGGAGGACTTTGACACCGAAATCGCCATCTGGGATCTCAACAAGTTCCTAGGTGTGGTCAGCATGTTCAACAATCCTGATCTTGAGTTCCATGACACGCATGTTGATATCTCCAACGGGCGTTCAAGCGTAAAGTATTATTATGCAGAAAAGTCTCTGTTGACCGTTCCTACCAAAGACATCAACATGCCTGAAGTTCTCTTCTCTTTCAATCTTGATGAGCAGGATCTGAGTGAAGTTATGAAGGCTGCAAGCATTCTTCAGGTCAGTGATCTGAAAATCGTTGCTGGTGACGGTCAGATTCGCTTGACTGTCGATGATTCTTCAAACAGCACATCCGACAGTTTTGAGATTGTGGTTGAGGAAAACTACAGTGGTCCCGACTATGAAGGAAACATCTCAATCAATGAGATCAAGTTTCTTCCCGGTTCCTACAAGGTAGAGATCACGGACACCGTGGTTTCTAGGTTCACACACAGTTCCCAAGATATTACTTATTACATCGCAATCAACAAGGGATAAATGTGACCGAAATCAACAACATGCTTTGGGTCGAAAAGTATCGACCCAAAACGCTATCTGATTGCATTCTTCCAATCGATCTTAAAAAAATCTTTGAGGGGGTGGCAAAAGAGGGTTCTGTTCCCAACATGCTTCTGTACGGAAAGGCAGGCACGGGCAAGACTACGGTTGCCCGTGCTTTGGCAAAGGATGTTGGTTCAGAGTATATTCTCATCAACTGCTCGGAAGAAAATGGGATTGATACTCTGAGGACCAAAATTCGTCAATATGCATCTACCGTATCCTTGAACGGCAATCATAAGATTGTTATTCTTGACGAGTTTGACTATGCAAATCCTCAGTCAATTCAGCCAGCACTGCGTGGAGCTATAGAGGAATTCCACAAGAACTGCCGATTTATACTGACTTGCAATTACAAGAATCGCGTCATTGAACCTTTGCATTCCAGATGCACGGGAATTGACTTCACGATTCCCAATGCAGAAAAAGCACAGATTGCATCTGCTATGCTTGGTCGTGTGGAACACATTCTTATAACGGAAAAGGTTCCATATGAAAAAGCAGTCTTGGTCAACCTTGTCAAGAAGCATTTTCCTGACATGCGAAGAATCATCAATGAACTCCAGAAGTATTCAAGTTCTGGAAAGATTGATGTTGGCATTCTTGCTCAAGGCAGTAGCGAATCGTATAAGGAACTCATTGGATTCATGAAGAACAAAGACTTTACTTCATGTAGAAAGTGGGTTGTGCAAAACTTGGATCTGAATACGACGGAGTTTTTTAAGCGTCTTTATACTGAATTATATACCGTCTTGAAGCCAAATTCCGTTCCACAGGCAATTTTGATTATTGCTGAATATCAATACAAGGCAGCATTTGCATCAGACCAAGAGATCAATACAATGGCATTGATCGTGCAGATCATGATGGATTGTGAGTTTAATTAATGGAATTAAAAGACTTTCTCAATAGCATAAATCACGACAAGAAAGCCCTGCTGGACAAGGACGAAAAGGATGTTCGTCTTTATCCAGCCTTTGTCGTCAATAAATGCTTGTCATACTTTCCAGATACACTGTTTCATGCAAACGAGATGAATTGTCATCCTTGGCTTGACTCTAAATCTCAGTTTGATTTTTACAGACTGTCCGTAAGAAAGAAGAAGCGTTTCTCGCATTGGATACGCAAGGAGACAGAAGAAAATATTACAGTAATTAAAGAGGTTTTTGGATACAACGACATGAAATCCAGAGAAGTACTAAATATCCTTAGTACAGAAGATATCGACAATTTAAAAGCATATCTAAACAAAGGTGGAACTGGTAAGTAGGAGTGAAAGCAGTTATGTCAGATTTATCCGATAAAACATTCAATAATATTGGCGTTCATGTAAATTTATTTGATCCCGAAGATTTCATGGTTGTTCGTGAAACTTTATCAAGAATTGGTGTATCGCCAAAAGGCAAAAAAGTATTATACCAATCATGTCATTTGATTCACAAGAATGAATGCTACATCGTAGCACATTTCAAGGAATTATTTGCTTTGGATGGTCTTCCTTCAAATGTTTCTGAGGAAGACATTAAACGCAGAAATGCGATAATTAAATTACTTGAGGAATGGGAACTCCTTGAAATTGTTGACAAGGAAAAGGTTAAGGATTCCATGCCTCTCTCTGGTTTGAAGATAATTAAATATACCGAGAAGGACAATTGGGAATTGATTCCCAAGTTCAATCCCGGATCTCTTCGTAAGTTTTTCAATACATAAGGATGAATATGCACAAGTTAACTTTGAGTATGATCGTAAAGAACGAAGCCCCAAACATTGAGCGTTGCTTGGCTTCATGCGCACCTTTCATTGATTATTATGTAATCTGTGATACCGGATCAACCGACAACACAAAGGAAATCATCAAAAAGTTTTTTGATGAAAAGGGAATTCCGGGTGAGATTCACGACCACGAATGGTCTGATTTCGGAACCAATCGCTCAAAGGCTCTTGAACTCTGCATGGGCAAGACCAAATGGGCTATGATGATTGATGCAGATGACTTTATCACAGGAACTCTTCCTGTTGATAAGTTTGATGACAACCTTGACGGTTATGTTGTCCAAATCAAGCGCGGAGAATTCAAATGGCTCCGTGCCCAAATCTTCAACTTGGGCAAGAAGAAGTGGTGGTATGAAGAACCTCTGCATGAATATGCTATCTGCGAGCAGCCAATGAATGTTGGTAAACTTGAAGGTGACTATGCATGGGAAGTTCGTACAGAGGGTTGCCGTTCAAGATCTGTGTCGAACGACATTGAGAAGTACACCAAGGATTATTACATTCTAAAGGGATATTTGGAGAAGGATCCAAATCAGCCTCGTAAGCAATTCTATGCAGCACAATCTGCCTTTGATGCAAGAATGTTTGAAATTGCAGAAAAAGAATATCTCAAGAGAATCGAACAAGGTGGCTGGCACGAAGAAGTATTCTTCTCTTGGATGCGTGTTGGTATGTGCCGAGAGTTCCAAGGAAAGCCTGTTGAACAGATTGCAGATGCTTTTATGATGGCATTTGAGACCGCACCAAATCGTGTAGAGCCTCTTTACCATCTATCATGCATCTACAGGAAGTACAATCGTCCAAGGAATGCTTTCTTGATTGCACACCTAGGAGCTCATATTCCAGTTCCACAAAATGACATTCTCTTCGTTGACAATGCCAATTATCTATGGGGCATCTTTGACGAGATTGGAACCACGGCTTTCTATGCAGGAATGCCCCAGTTGGGAATGCAATGCTGCCAGAAGCTCCTAAACGAGCCATATTTGCCAGCCGAACATCGTGAAAGAGTTCAAAACAACATGAACATCTACATGAAGGCATTCCAGCAGTTCCAAGTCAATCTAGAGCAACAGCAAAAAGAATGGGCTGCAAAGATTGCAAAGGAATCCAATAAGACTACTTTGAAGGTGAGCCCAGAAGCAGCGACAATTAAATTATAAGTTTTTACACACCTAAATAATAGGGAATGGTAGAACCTTACGATTTAAATGTCATCATAGGCGATACACTTCGCTGGAGTGCCTCCTTTACGAACTCTGCTGGCAACAGTTATAATTTGACTGGTGCTACTTTGAGTTTGCAAATAAGAAATGGATATGCTCCAAGCAAAATTTTTGCTAGTTATACATTTGGTGTAACGTCTGGTTCTGCACTAAATCAAGCAAACGGAGTTCTTGGTGGGATATCTACCACAGCAACTGGTGGTGTTGCAAATATTTGCATAGGTTCAACATACACTAGTCAATTCCCACCATATACAAATGTCTTTTATGATCTTCAAGCAAGCAACGTATCAAATGGAGATACAATTACACTTGCTTTAGGTGCAATTAAACCAACACCAAATGTAACTATTTAAAATGTTCTTCGGAAAGAACAAAACATCCTTAAGACTTTCAAAACCACATCCAATACTTGTGGAGGGGTGTGAATATCATGTTGTAGATTCTGTAAAAAATCCTACAAAGGTATCTGTTGGTGTAGGTATCAGTAAAATATTTTTGAGAGATAAAGATGGTCAGGAATTTGTAATTGAAGGAAACTCTTCAAAGATCAAAGAACTTTTGATTCCTGTGTACATTTTTGAAAATGTAGAAGGTCCTGCATTTCGCCTAAAGTTGCCAGTCGGGTCCCTTCAGAAGAATACTCTTCTTAAAGAAACAAATTCCGTACACCCAGATGAAAAGATATATCTGGGTCATGGTGTTTCTGAAAGATATTTTATACAACAAAAAACCAATAAGATTGTAAAATTTATTGGAAACCCTTCACAAATAAAAAACATTGTAGAAGAGATTGTAGAAACACCAAAGATTGTTTCTCAACCAGTTGTCCAACAGCCAGTTCAATTGGTTGAAAAAACAATTGTCAGAGAAATCGTTCCCCAATTTGGTGCTCAAGGAATTCAAGGTGAGCCGGGTCCAGTTGGACCAAGAGGTGAGAGAGGTCCCGCTGGTCCTCAAGGTCCAGTTGGACCAAAAGGTCCTGTTGGAGCCCAGGGAGAAATTGGCCCCGAAGGTCCTATTGGCCCACAAGGAGAAAAAGGTGATCAGGGTGAGGAAGGACCAGTTGGTCCTGTTGGTCCACGTGGTTTGCAAGGACCCCAAGGACCAAAAGGTGCTCCCGGAGAAAAGGGTGAGCAGGGTGATATTGGCCCACAGGGACCAATGGGTCTTCAGGGACCAAAGGGAGAAAAGGGAGAAAAGGGAGATCGTGGAGAACGAGGACCAATCGGTCAACAAGGACCAATAGGACCAAAAGGACCACAAGGTCCCGTTGGTTCCCAAGGTCCTGTTGGTCCAAAAGGTGATCCGGGAATTGTTGAAGCTCAATTCCCATTGATATTAGAGGATGGTGTTCTATCATTTAATTCTGAACAAATTTCTTCTGTTCTTGAACAACTAAAGAATAAAGACATTCAAAAAACAATAGATCAGATTGCAATGACAACTCCAGCAGGAGGTGGTGCAGTCGATATTTCATTGAATGGTAACAAGATAATTCGTTCAGTGAATACAATGAATTTCATTGGTTCTGGAATCACGATCACAAGAAGAAGAAAAAACGTTGATATTGATTTAAGTGGATTGAGTGGAGGTGGAGGTGGTGGAATAACTGGTACATACGTACAGTCCATTACATCCCCAAACAACACGATAACAATAGATCCAATAAGTGGTGTTGGAAATTTAAAAATAGATGTAGCAGATCTAGCAAAATCCGTTGCTGGCGCGGTTCAATATAGAGATCCTACCACAACAAAATTAGCAGCTCAAGCAAATTTTAAATTAAATACTACCACACAAAATCTTGAAGTTCCAAAAGGATTGGTCATAGGAACTACAAGTGGCGCTTTTATAGCATTCTCCGATGGATCAACGCAATCATCAGCGGCAAATAGATTTTATTATCAGGCTACATCACCATCCGGAATAACTCAAGGCGACAGGTGGATGGATTCTGACAACGGTATTGAGTACGTTTACATCAATGATGGAAACAGTTCTCAGTGGGTCCAACCAACAAATACAGCAACAACTTCTGGTGGTGGCTCATCTATTCTTACCACAACTTCCGTCACTGGCTCTTCATATTCAGCAACACCTTTGGATTATTACATTGGAGTAAGTTATGCTGGTCCAGTTACTATTACACTTCCAATAAATCCAGAAACAGGAAGACAAATTGTTGTAAAAGATGAATCTGGTAATGCAGGAAGTGGAGTAAGCAGATATATAACAATTGTCGGTGCAACTGCTTCTCAAACAATAGATAATCAATCTTCTGCAATATTGAACATAAACAACGGGGGCTTACATTTCATTTATAGAAATGGATGGAGAATAATATAATGTCATACCTATTCAACGATCAAATCGAATTCAAGGGAAATGCAGTTGATGCATTCAATCGTCTAAAAGTTAGCAATCCTTTTACATTATTTGACAGTCAGCAGAGATATCAGGTAAGCGATAAATGGGACTATGTTGGTTTTACTGGTGGAACTTATTCTTACAATATAACAGAAAGCACAGTTTCTCTTACTTCTGGATTGACAAGTGGATCCAAACTTTATTGTGAAACAAAAAAAGTATTTCCTTATCAACCCGGCAAGTCTTTAACCATAATAAATACATTTGCCATGGCTCAACCCAAAACTGGTTTGAGACAAAGAGTTGGTTATTTTGGAATTACTGGTGGTGTGACTTCAGGATCTCCTTATAATGGAGTTTATTTAGAGCAGAATGGATTGACTTTATCAATTTGTTTGGCATCAGGTTCTTTGGGAACAACACAGACGATCACCCAATCAAACTGGAATACTGACAAATTTGATGGTACAGGTTCTTCCGGTGTTACAATAGATGTAACTAAAGGAAACATTTTTTGGATGGATGTTGAGTGGTTAGGTGTTGGCGATGTAAGAACAGGATTTTTTATTGATGGAAGACCGATTGTTGCACACGTATTCCGAAATGTTAATAAAAATTCAACAACTTACATGACAACTGCATGTCTTCCATTAAGATATGAAATTGAAAATACAGCAGGACAAACAGGAAGCAGCACACTACGTCAAATTTGCTCAACCGTGCTGTCGGAGTCTGGTTATGAAGGGTTTAGTAGAAGATTTAATATTACAAAAAATGGATCAAATCCAACCACACTGACAACACAAGATGTCCAATATCCGATGGTTGCATTGAGATTGAATCGAAATAGATTAGATTCAATTATAATACCTTCAAATGTTAGTGTAGTTGTTGAGCCCGGAACAAACAATAAACCTGTTACGGTTCAATATAGAATTCTTTTAAATCCAACACTGACTGGAAACACTTGGACTACACATTACAATGGAAATGTTGATTACAACATTACTGCAACTGCCGTAACTGGTGGAACAGATATAATTGGTGGATACATAAGCAGCAGTGGTTCATTTTCTATTTCAGACATAAGAGATTTCAATTTCCAAATAGGAAGAACACAAACCGGAGCAAGCGATGTTTTTGCGTTAACTTGCACACCAATAGAAGATGGAACCAATGTTTTCGTTGACCTTTCATGGTTTGAAATCATATAAATATTAAGACATGCCTTTAGATTTTCCAACATCTCCGACACCCGGCCAAATTTACACCTTTGGTGGTCGCTCTTGGCAGTGGAATGGAACTGCTTGGGATGTCTATGCAACAGCAGCAAATGCTGTCACTCTTTTAAATGGGTTTACTGGAAGTATTAATATTCTTGGAAGCACATTTATTGGTGTTTCTGGGTCCTCTAATAGCATAACAATAAGTTATACGGGAACGGGTGCTATGGGACCACAAGGTCCCACTGGACCAACTGGTAATCAGGGTCCACAAGGAATTCAAGGTCCAATTGGACCAACTGGTTTCACTGGTCCCACTGGACCCACTGGACCAACTGGTAATCAGGGTCCACAAGGAATTCAAGGTCCAATTGGACCAACTGGTTTCACTGGTCCCACTGGACCACAAGGCATTACTGGACCAGTTGGAAGTTATGTAATAACTTTGAATGGTTTGAGTGGAAATGTTGGTCTTGCTCAAGGCAGCAATATAACCATAACTCCTTCCGGAAATACTCTTACGATTGCTTCCACTGCTTCTGGTGGGGGTGGAACAAGTTATGCATTTTATCAAGGAGCAACCGCACCATCAGGATTCTCAGCAGGAGATAGGTGGTACAACACAGGTCTTGGAAAATTATTCACGGGTGTAAATGATGGAGCAACTGCAATTTGGGTTGAATTTGCTGGTCCAGCTGGACCACAGGGGCCAGATGGTGATCCACTACAAATTATATGGTTTTTAGGAAGATAATATGGGAGAAAACTTTTTAAATAGAGGTTATATTGGAATCGATGAGCGAATTTCAGTTGGTGGTATTTTAACACCAAAAACCGATTATTTGGATAAGGTAGATAATGCAAGATTTATTGAATTTGATTTTACAACTTTAAAATATTCATCGCCTATATATGTAAATAGAAGAGCATCTGGATCTTATTTGGATGGAGATGGTTGGATTGTAACAAATAGTAATGATCTAAG